CGCTACGCGAGCTTCGGTCAGTCCAAACTGTTTGATCTGATCGTCAATCGCGGCTTGATCGCGCTTTGCCTGCTCAAGAGATTCTGAGGCTGCACGTTCCGAGGCTGTCGCCTTGGTGTACTTTGTGTCGGCTTCCGTGAGATAACCGTTCCACTTCGCGGTTACGTCCGGTTTGGCTTGGAGGGTTGCCGGGTCGATGCCTAGCTCGGCGGCAAGAGTTTCCAACGTGAAAGCCATTTCCTATTCTCCTGTTAGCCCTGGGGAGGCGCTTGCATGGGCTGTGCGGGGCCGGGTGCGGCCTGTGAGACTTTCTGGAGAGCAGTGATGAACAGCGAAGCCGCTTGCTGCATCTCCGACTGAATGACTGTGTTTTGGGAGCCGATGGTCCTCGCCGCCATCGCAAGACGACCGAGGATAGTTTGAAGCTGGTTGGCCTGCTGGCCTCCCTGCGCATCGCCTCCGCCCCCCGGTTGGGGAGCAGAGGCTTGCGGATTTGGCATTGAGGTTGCCATTAGCCCTTCTTGTGACCCTTCTTGCCGTGGCCCTTGCGACCGCGCCGCTTGCCACCCTTGCGGGACTTTTTGTGCCCGCCGGAAACGCCCTTGACCATGAACTTGCCCTTTGCCATGATGTTTCTCCTTTTTTGCTCAAAAAGAAGCGCCCCTAGAAGGTTTGCTTCTAGAGGCGCTGGCGAATTCCTAAAAAGGAGGGCTGCGAATCTCTTCTGAGTACGGATTAGAACTCCGTTTGGTTATTTTGTCAACTATCAATTTTTGTGATAAGTTGCTCCGTGACGATTCCCCTCACCCCGCCCTGGTTGATATTGACGGTGAAATGGCCCGTGAACTTGCCTTTTCGCATGACTGCCCACATCGCTTCCAACACTCGCGGAACGCCAATTTGATCCGGCACATGGATCGTCTGCCGGAGAGTCGTAACAGTCTCCGTTTTAATCACCTCGACATTCTCGGCCTGAAAGTCTGCGCCTGTCATTCCTCACCTCGATGCTATAATGGGGTTGTGGAGGTTAGCGCCTCCGCACACTTCAGGCCGATAGGAGCCATCCATGCCAACCCCACTCTCTGAATCTTATCGCGAAATCCCGCTTACGCAAGGCCAAGTTGCCCTCGTTGATGCCGAGGACTACGAATACCTCTCGCAATATACATGGTTCTGTTTCAACACCAAAACCGGACTTGTTTATGCCGCTCGAAACTCCCGACAGGGAAGAAAAAAGACTCGTCTCATCCTTATGCATCGGGAAATCATGGGATGCGTTCCCCGAGATGGTTTTGATGTTGATCATGAGGACCACAACACCTTCGACAACCGCAAGAGCAATCTTCGCAAATGCGCTCACCGCCAAAATTGCTGCAACAAAACGCGCAAAAAGCCTAACAAAAGCGGGTTTCGTGGAGTATACCCAGCGGGAAAGAGGTGGATGGCGTTGATTACAATTCGCTGCAAACAGAAATATCTCGGCACCTGCGACACGAAGGAGGAAGCGTATGCTCTCTTCTGCAAAGCGGCGCTGGAATTCAATGGCGATTTCGCTCTCCTCGATTAACTTGTCCTGTTTACCGCTCTTACGTTGCCGTCCTGAGAACCCTTGATTGATCCCTGATGCGGTTTCGCATTCTTGTTAGGCCTGCCACCGCCCTGCCCCTGCCCAGGCCCTGTCTCTTGCGGCAACTCGACGCCAAGCTCTTTGGCTTTCTTGGCCAACGCAACCTGCACTTCGAGTTTCCATTCAGCCTCTTTCAACTGCTCGGCCTTCCACTCGGTATGCAGCGCATCATAGCCGTGGACGCCAAACTTCTCCATGTACGCCGATTGTGGAATCTGAGCGCCCTTCTGGAACAGGAACATCCAAAGCATCTTCTCTTGCATTTGGGTTATATCGAGAAGCTGCATCGGCGTCGAAACGATTCCCAGCCGGTCCAAGAACCACCGCGCCCGCTGCGCCTTCGTGTACTGCGACTCCCCGCCTTCGGCTTCGCCAGGCAGATGCGAGGGGATCAGGGACGTGGGATCGTTGTCATAGGTTTCAAGATCGACCGCCTCCGGTCCGATCATCGCTATCAACTCGCTCACGGGAATGTACTGCGCGATGTTGTATTTGAGCATCTGCGCCAAACGCGAGGAGCCGCGCCACATGATGACGGCGATACCCTGAGCCATCGGGCCGAGGTTGGTGATGAACTTGTCGAAGGACTGTTCGGAGACGTTACTCTTTATATCCCTCAGGCTGGCAATATCGTTCATGCCGAGCGTGGACTTCACTACCGAGTCGTACCACTCCTGTCCCTTCCAATCTTCGCTATCGACGGTCATCGAATCCGGCAACATGCTTGACATTGCCTTCTTCGGGTCGCCCTTCACGCCGGCCCGGATGCCTTGCGACCTCAATAGGTCGAGTTTCTCAAGCTGCGTCCTCGATGCGCCGGAGGAGAAGTCGTATCCCATCGGCGGGTCTTTGCGAACCGCCAGCGTCTCGTCAATCTCCGAAGCCCTCGCCCGGCGCGACCGCTCGACGCCCGCCACCTGCCGAATGGCCGAGTAACCCCTCGCCGCCCAAGGCCAATCGTTCACATCGAACTGTACGACCGGTATCTTGCCGTGCATATCGAACGCCGTGTCATCGTACATCGGCTCAGGCACGGTCGGACAGGTGATTATCTCTCGCAGTTGCGGATAAACCCGGCAATCGTCTTCGACCGCCTTTCTCGACTGCGGAATCCCGTTGAAGGGGTTGATGCTCACCAGCAAGTCGCCGTAGCTCGGCACCGAGTATCCCCATGTCGAGCCGGGAACTCCCATCTGAATCGTTTTCTTCGTCTCGTTGATTCTGAGGTCGCGGATAAAGGTTCGCCTGATCTCGCAATACCGATTCTCCCAGGCCCACCGTCCTGAAAAGCGGTTGCGGTCCCAATGATCCAGGCGAAGCCCTCCAGCGGACCCGTAGGTTCTCCAGTCGTAGCGGCTGATGGGAACCAAATACTCGGCCCACTCTGGAAAACGAGCGTGAGCCTCAGCGACCGGCATCGGCGTGACAATCGTTACCGCATAGGCATCCTGAATGTCATTGCTCAGGGGAAGCTGCTCAGGCAAAACCTCGAAGGGTCCAAGCGCATCGAAGAAGTTGCGCCCTTTGCCCCACCCGTACTCAGGCCGCGTGAAGTGCAGATGAACGAAGCCCGATCCAAGCATCGACCATTGCAGGCTCCGGCGAATGTTGTAGACGTACTCGCTCGCCCAATAAACATGCTTCAGGCTGCGGTTGTAGGTGTCCACATACTGTTTGAACTGTTCTCCGGTCGAGCCGAGCGTGGCAATCTGGCGCAGGTTTGAGATAGTCTCCACAAAGGTCCGGATGTTCGGCATGAGCATGTTGGACTTCATGGCGTTGTCTTGGTTGAGGCCAAGCAAAAGCCGGATGTCCTGCTCTACCGTCTTCGTCCCCTGTTGATCCCGAACCCACCGGTCGCCGGATTGCACAAGCTCATCGACCCATCCCTTGATATACGTTCCGCCTGACTCTACGGGGGGCGCTTGCCATTCAATGTAAGCCTCGTGTCCGATCAGGTTCATTTCGCCTCGCGCGGGTCTACCCGGTCGCCCTCGGCAATACGCTCAGGGCCGTGTTTGAAATAGGGACTGTCGAGGGCAACCTCGTGGGAGTTTGTGCTTTCCTCGTATGCCTCGGCCATGCCATAGGTGACGGGGTTCAAGAGCGACTGAATGATCTTGTTGTACCGCTCATCCATCAACCGAATCATCATGTTATTGAGGTCTCGGTTGAGAGGGTTCACGCTTTCGTTGCGTTGGCGAATCGCTGAAGTCAGAGCCTTGCGGAACCGTTCTTCGCGCTTGATGCGGAGCAGCGCCTTTTCGTAGGCATCCTGCTCTTGCTGAATCCGGTACTTAGCCAGCCATCTTTCGATGTCGGAGGCGTGCCGTAAAACCTCTGAAGTGTACCGGAATCCAGCCACACCGTAGAGCAGCTTGACCCGCTCCGGCGTGAAGCCGAGAATGCGTTTCGTGTCCGAATCGACCCAAACCTGAATTGCTTCCCGATTTGAAAGCTGGACATTCATGGGTCCAAGAATACACCAAATTGGCAATTTTTAGTCAATTTGAATTTCGGCCGGTATTTGCGAATTCCCCGTGATACTTTTGCGCCTGTGAAGCGTAAAG